ATAAAACGTTGGACGAATAATTTCTTTTGGTATATGAATAAGAATAGGTATGACGGCCAAAGAATTAGTTTGTCAGAAAGATTTAGAGTTTTTTGGGCATTGCGCAACGAAAAGACTTGGGACGAGAAGTTTCAAGAATGGCGCAGTATGAAACCATAACGATCTTTGTATGTCTATCTTTTTAATTTTCAATAGACGTACAATGCACACGTAAACGTGTCGGTGGGGTAGTTAGAATTAGGAACTTTAACTACCCCCAATTATAATGTACTATTTATTCTTCGTCATCATCATCGAAGTCATTAGAGTCACATTCATGATTTTCTAATTCTTCAACTTTTTCTCTGATAGTTTCAATATCTTCATTAATTCTATCAAGGATGTCTTGGATTGTTTCTTTTTTCTTTCCCATAGCGTACCTCCCGCACAAATTATGTGCGTTCAGCATAATGGGATCAATAGGCAGTTGAAATTAAAATAGATGTAAAAACAGCAGTTGTAGCCTCTATTACAACCTTTCTTAAACTTTCTAATCGTTTGCGGTGATATTTCTTACTTTCGTACTCTTGGCATTTTTTATATAACTTATATTGTAAATAATATTTACCCCAAGCCACTTGTTTAAAATTAAATGTGATATCGCCTCGTTTAATAGCTTGTATGTACTTTTCGTTTATATGTTCAGGGGTAAAGCCTGACCAATAACATACCTTTTGAAAATCTTCGCCACTATTGATTATCCAATCGTGCGCCTCTAATTTAATAATGCTTGATTTACGATCTGATTGAGTAATTAAAGTATCTTCAATAGCATTAACTAATACACCACGCCATAATAGCTGTTCAGGTATTAGTTCGTCATTACTTATGGCAATAGTTGCAAAATCAATGCCCATAATTTTTAACAAGGTAAGAGAGTAAGTCACGATAATACAGTATTAGTTCTGGATCTTTTCGTGTCTTGAGAAAGTATTGATAATCATCATATACGTCCTCTATCAAGTCTGTAATGTGCTGTCCAGACCCTTGCCCTTGTCTTAAATTTTCTAGAGAATTAAACTTTTGCATACATCGATTGTACGCACTATTTATTAATTTTTCCACCCTCAACAACTTTTAATTTTAAGATTTTTGCCTTGTTTTGAATAGATTTTTTGTGAACTATTTTCCATATAAAGTGTATATCAGTTAAAAATTGTTGGTCAAATGGTTTATAATCAAATTTATGCCCTGTATACAGTTGAAACATAGTACCTGCAACAAAAGAATAATCCTCTATATTCAATTTTCTTGATAAAATCATTAAAGATTTGTGTAAATTGTTAGCTTGGGGCTTTTTTGACATAGAAACTGTTAGTTTATAGTTTTTTTAGCTTGTAAGGGAGTTATTTTTTTGTTCTCTCGTACAATATGTTTTAACAAGTCATTAAAATCTGCATCTTTAAGCACTCCACGATATAATCTAAACCCTTGGCCAATTAGTGTTGATGCAACTAGCTGTGGATCATCATATTTTTTTAACAATTCTAATATAATTTTATACAATTCTTCATATATTTGAAGTAATTTTGCTTGTTCAATAACGTTTAAATTTTTATTTGCCATTATTTAAATATAAAATATAAATAACTAAGCATACAATAATTGCAAAAAGCGAATAAACTAAACCCAAATCAAAAAAAAGTTCAATCATTTTTATAAAACTTTTTTTCCCAACGTTTGTGTCTAAAGTAGGGTACCCATACATATGGAAATAGTAAAGATAATTTTAATATTGCCCAATTAATAAATTTCCAAGGCTGTGGTAAAGGTCTCATGATATCTATGAACAATATAGCTCTAAGTTTATCTGTGCCATTTACAGCAACATGTTCATAGGTGTCATCAAATAAAACGGTTTTACCTTCTTTCCAATAATATTTCTCTCCGCCATTAATTAACATACATTTAGTTTCATCAGGTATAATTAAACCAAGATGCATACGTAAAACCCCAGACCAAGGGCCTTCATGTGGATTTAACATTTTATGTGGGCCAAGGACAGAGATATAGGTTGAAATAATTTCCTTATGCTTATTTATAATCTCCATTGTTTTAGGCGCAAGTTTTTGATTTTTTTTAAAATTAAGGTTTGCTGCTTTGAAAAAAAACAACCTCCATTTATCATCATTAGAAATATAAGTTTGTGCCGGAGAGATTAATTGAAATGGAGTAAGATCATTGTATCGTTTTAAAATTTCTTCAGTCTCTTGTTTTATTATTGTAAAATTATCTTCTAACTCTTTAGCAACAGGAAATATGTATGGATCAAAAAACTTCTTGTCTCCAATTAAACAATGTTTGCGAAATTTCTTTTTTAAAAGTTTTTCAATGAATAAAGTACTTATTTCAAATTCCATAAGTTAAACTTTTTTGTACTTACCATTTAATAAATTTTTTTTAAATTGTGATAAAGATATATTTAATTTTTTAGCTTGAAATTCACAATAATCATGTAATAATTTTCCTATCATTGCATTGGGTGCTCTATATTTAATGTCACAAAAACCTACGAGCAATTTGTAATCTGATATTTTTATTGCAACACTTTTCCATTTAGTTGTATCCATTTTATTCTCCTGTGATGATTTAAATCTATAAGATGAGTTGTTTATACTGTCAACTGCAAAAAATCAAGTGTTTATGCCATTTTTTTAATGCTTGTAAGTTATATAAATAGTGTGATAAGATAAGCCTATGAGGTCTTATCGCTTCACCGTTCGGTTTGCAGGTCAAAGAATAACTCATGACTTTAAGGCTACCAATGATGATGAAGCGAACAAAAATCTCATTAACGAACTGAAAGCTGGTAAAGGAACTTGGGTTAAAGAAATAACTTATACTCCCAGCAAGATGTTCATAACTTATGAGGAACTAGATGGTGCTTCAAACTGAAGAAACTATTATTGCTCAAAAGATGAAATTGGAATCCAAATGGAATTACCAATATTTAGAGCAAGGCCAAGTAACTCTTGATATGTTGCAAATAGAATTTGAGCTTAAAAAACTTAAAGCCAGATTAATTGAACTTGCAGCAAAAAAAGCTTGGTTAGAAACAAGAACGACAGAAGAAGAAATAGAATCAGTAGACTCTATAGCTTCTTAAGTTAAATAAATTATTTTTTAACTCCTTCTTGAAGGAGATGGATACACTCGTCTGTGTATTTTTGCATTGGTGGATTAAATAAAAATTGAAAATCTATCGGCGGTTTATTATCCAAATGCATTTTCCAAACCACTAAATTTAATTTTTCAAAAAAATTAATTTCTTTCTCATTTTTAGTTTTATAAAATAAACTTGCATCAGAAAATTTTTTAATAATTAAGAAGCGATTAGCGCTTTTTTTAAGATTATTGTTTTGATCTAAGATCATTGGGCATAATAATCCATTTAGTTCTAAATCTTCTTTTAATTTTGATTTAAAATCGTATTCAATGTTATCTACTTTAATTTGATCGTAATATTTTAATTCTAATCTTGTTGGAAACAATTGATATAATGGATGTACAATTGTACGTAAACCTTGATCTCTAGTTTTAAGAAGCTTGTCCAAAATCATCTCCTATACTTATATCAACAACACTAGGTACTTTAAACTCCATACAATTTTCCATGATTTCTTTTATTTTTAATTCATCTCCATCTTTTACATTAAAACATAATTCATCATGAATTTGTAATATAGGAAGATATCCAGCTTCATGACAAGATACCATAGCTTGTTTAGTTTGATCGGCTGCTGATCCTTGTATCAATCTATTTAAGGCTTTATATGTAAAAGCACGTTTAATGCCATCTTTTCCATATTTAGCTACAGCATTCTCAAATGTTTCAGCAGTATGTAATCCAAAGTCTCTAGTTTCCCACATATCAAATCTACATTTTCTACCTTTTTTAGTACGGATGACACCTTCATCATTTGCTTTTTTCATACATCTGTCAGATAACATTTTTACAAATGGAACTTTACGATTATATTTTGATATTAATACTTCTGCTTCTTCTTTTGATAATCCTAAAGAGAGAGCAAGTTTATTTTTTCCCATACCATACATTAAACCAAGTCCGATAGTTTTAGCTTGAGATCTTTCTATACCAACTAATTCTGCAATCGTTTGGTGAAAATCTGCCGAAGCATTAGCATACGCTTTAACAAGTTCTTGTGATCCCTCATAACCCTCTCCAATAGAAGCGGCATAGTGAACAACCATTCTTGGTTCTTGTTGTGAGTAATCAAATGAACCCCACTTATGATCTTCTTCTGGTAAGAATATACCTCTAATATTTTTAGCAAATTCTTTATTACGTGCAGGAAGTTGTTGTAGGTTAGGGTTAGACATGGATAATCTTCCAGATACAGTTCCACCTGAATCTGATCTTAATTGATTAATCTCTGCATGAACTCTTCCTTTGTGTTCATACTTTAAAATATTTGCAAGGAATGTATTATGAAATTTATTAATTTCTCTTGCTTGTACAATTAATTGAGAGATTTGATGTTTAGAATTATGCAACCAGTTCTGTGTAAAAGATGGTTCTCCTGTCTTTTCAGTTCTAGGATATTCAATCTTTAACTTATCAAAGGCTTCTCCTATTTGTCTTGCCGCCCAGATATCTACATTCTTACCAACTATTTTATTAATTTTATGTAGAATTACTTTTTCTTGTGCTACAAATTCTAAAGTTAGTTTACTTGCTTTCTCAACATCAACTCTAACACCTCTTTCTCTCATCTTAAGTATTGTTGGAAGTACTTTAGATTCTAGCTCCCATACTGTAGTTAGACTTTGTTTATTGATCTCATGTTTAAAACGTTGCCACAATAGGTACGTGAGCCGTGCATCTTGTTCAGCGTAAAAACCAACATGTTCTGCAGGTAGCTTCCACATCTCAGATTTAGGATCTACTCCATGATCTTTTGCTGCTTCATTCAAATCTGTTTCTGCTTTAATCTCTCCTAAATATTCAAATGCTAAATTGTTTAATGAATAAGATCTTCTATTTTCATCAATCACGGCTGCTGCAATCATGGTATCAACAATTTTACCATTTACTTTCATACCCATAGATTGTAGCCAACCTAAGTCGTATTGAGCATTATGAAATATCTTTGTATTAGGTAACTCACAAACAGATTTAATATATTTTAAAACATGTTCAGCAACCATATTACCACCACCCCAATGATTGAATGGATAATATCCTTGCCAACCGTCTACGGCTACGGCAAATCCTATAACTTCTCCATTGTTAGTTGCCCAACCAGCACCTAGTCCCTTAGTTATACCATCGTCTCTTGTTTCTAAGTCAATTGCAATTTCTGGATATCCAGATAAATTTTTATATTCACTTGGACAAGACCAAATACTTTTCTTAAACGTCATAGATAATTGTAAGCTAGTCATTTAATTAAATCCTTTTGAAATTGTTGGTTAAAGTCTAAAGCAGCTTGTGCGCCTACTTCTATTAAATTTGAATAACTTAAGGCTACAGGACATTCAAAATCCCTAGAATGCTGTAAATGCTTATATTCTATTTTATCTTTCCAAATATAATAAGTATTCCAATTAAGCGGATGTTCTAATATTTTTTCTAAATTTTTTTGATTGCTATCAAAAATTTCTACACTAGGAAATTTGTGTAAAAAATTTAATTTATTATCTTTATTCCAAACTATATAATAATGATGATTATATCCTTTCCATCTTATTTTTGAATTTTCAGGATAGTTCTCACTATTCATACATATTTCAGCAATAGGTGATGGGCATTCAATATATCCTGCTTTAGAAATTCTTGATATTTCTTCCATACAATGAAATGGATTATATAAGTCTTCTAAAACATGTCGTGCGTAAGTAAAATCAAATTCTTTATCATCATACGGAAATTTATCTTTAGAAAAATCTACAATTTTATAATTTGGAAGTTTGTTACTTTCATCAGTATTCCAACCACAATAATGTGTTGCATATTGAAAAGGTACAAGACTTGGCCCTAATTCTAAAACTTTCATATCTTTAGTAATCATATTACCAAGATGATCACTTATTTGTTTAAGGGGCTGCCAATATTTATTCACTATAATCTCTTTCTATTATCATCTGTATGTAATGTATTGCCTTAAGCAAGTCCTCTTTCTTTCCTTTATCTTGGTGACGACATATATACTTGATTGCGTTACCCTCTGCAAATAGTATTTTGTTTTTATTAATGAATTCAGATATTTGTATGGTATACTTTTTATAGTGTTCTCCACCAACTT